AGATTACCAGAGGCATCTTTATTTGGCACATCAGTAAGATATGCAATACTTGAGGATCCAGATAATGTAAATCCAGTGCTCTTGATATTATATCCTGCTGGATTTATGTAAAAGCGATTACCAAAACAAAGTTCATACTGTGCAAATTGGTTAAGAAGAGCCTTCAAGTCTCTTCTTATTATCACTTTTGTAATATTAGAAGTGATTCCATTATCAACTCTATCAATTAATTGATTTATTTTACTATACTTAAATCTTCCACCAAATTTGTTTATTTCAATATTATCAGAATATAATTTAAGTGCACTTAATATGTTGGTTCTTAAATTAATTTCTGAGGGAATTTGTGCTGGATTATAGTAAACATAAGAATCAAGTTCAACATATAATATTTTTAAGTCAACAATTTCAGAATTTATACCTGCAATCGCATAACTCTTTAGTTTGTTTTTAATCTGTGTTTTATCAAAATCAGATACAAATGTACCATTCTTTGGTTTAATACTTATTTGCACTTTACCAAACTGAGGTGGATCTAACTCTTCACCACCAACAACAGCAACAGATTCTGTCTGTGGGAATATTGTTGATATTATCGCTTCATAGTCTCTTGGTGTAACTGCTCTATACTGTGCTGAGTAAAGTCTTGGAGCAAAATACTTAATAGATGACACATCTTCAACATCTGACCCGTTAGATGCGTTTGTAACTGTGGTTATATTTACGCTATCTGATGGTGTAAAGAATGTTCCATCATCTTTAGTAAAAGTACCTTGAAAACTAAAGTTAGAAGGACCATTTCCACTTAAACCCTCAGTTACAATATAGGTTGCTGTAACAATTTGATTATTTTCAAGTTTTTTACCAAAAAGACCATCTCCAAATAATATTTCATACTTTTCATCTTGAACTTCTTGTGTTAAGTAAATTTCAGATGTTTTACTAAGGTTAAGTATATTATCTACTTGATTATATTTTCTTCCTAGACCTGAATCACCAATTCCTGCAACAAAAACCCTTAATGTTGATGAATCAATGCTTGGACTATCAATAATGTATCTTTGGTCGATTGTTGTATCTACACGATAGACCCTTTGTAGGTAAGTACCCTCATAGATTGTTATATCATCATCAAACTGTGCAAAAGAATTACCATCTATATCCTTAACTCTTGAACTTGTGACATTATCAGGTAGTGAAAATCTAAAAGTTGTGTTTTCAACATTACCTATGCATACTAGTCCTGAACGTAATGTTATTGACTTTGGAGTAGCATCAGTTGTTGCACCTAAGTCTACATCATCTATCTTAATAGTCGCTGTTGCAGCGGTTTTTGAGCGTGGTACATAACCAATATTACGAGCGAGAGAAACAACGTTTTCACGAACTGTAGCAGAATCTAAAAATGCCTCATTTGCAACTAAATTTGCATTAAATGAATTAATATAGGTATTGTACGCTAAAGTATCAATCAGAACTGAAAAGTTAGAACCCTCAAAATCAAAATCAGTAAAATTAGAGTTTGATCTTAAAAAATCTTTGATTTGAGCTTTGATATCTTCAAAGTCTAAACTAGTAAATTGAGTAAAGGGCATATTATCTCGTTGGTTCTAAAAGAAAGGTAAATGACTGAGTTGGAACTTCAAGTCCGACGATATCAAACAAAACTTTAACCTCTAATTCGTTTCGATCTGGGTCTGCTACTACTTCAACCCCGATTTCACCGACTCTTGGTTCATAGTTTCTGACAGTTTCACGAATTTGATCCTCTATAATGGTTACAGTTGATGCTGAAAAGTTATCAAACAGTGATTCTCTGATATCAGTGCCAATTAAAGAGTTAAAAAACCTCTCAGTTGGAATTGTTTCCACTAAATTCCTTACTGATCTTGTGATTGCACGTTCATTAAGCAGCACAGGAAGGTCTTTTGTCACTGGATGAGGTGAAAAAGACAAACTTATATCCTTAAATGCTCTTGATGTGCGTTTTATCGCCATTAATTGATACTTTTAGATTTATTTATACCCAATTGCTAACGATTTATTATTAAAATTTATTAATTAATTATTTTTTCGACTAATATCCTTAACTTCGTACATATAATGGTCTGATGTTTCAATTTTTCTCTTATTTTCGACAGAATATACTGTTGTATCTATCTCATAACCTGGATTTTCTTCAATTCGATTAAAAACCCAAGAATTATCGTACCAAATGATACGATTATTGGGGTAAGCATAGAAATTACCTGTCTCAACCTTGAATAAATGGGCACATTTGTGCTCTGGAGTCTCTGAAAAGTTCAAATCTGGTATTCCTTTGTTCTCCCAAGACCAATCAAGGGTAAACATATACGTTCCAAGCACTTTTTTACCGTCTGGACGTATTAATTCAGCATCTAAACCCGCTAAACGGTTCCTTCTTTGCACATCAATGTAAGGAGAGAAGCAATCCCAGTACATAATGTCCTCTAAAGGTTCAATTTTAGCGTCTGGTTTCCAACAAAATGCGTGTAAGGGTCTTCTTGTCCAGTTTACACCGTTCTCTAAGAATGCCTCAAACAGTGGAACACGCTTTTCAATGCTTGCAACTGAGTGAATATCGCATTTTGTGACCTCTCCGTGACCTTTTTTATGGTTATAGAGGAACTCATTGCGTATATAAACTGACCAATCGGGTAAACTATGATTTAGGTATGCCATTTAATGCCAAATTATACGATTATTTACGAATTTATATGATTTACTTACATCTGCGATCTCATATCCCTGTAATTTTTGTTTGTAGGGCATTGCAGGACCAAGATAATAGTAATCATAACCAAGACGTTTATATCTTGCTATCTCATTTTTGTTTGCAATATTACCCATACTTAGTTTTGGGTTTTGATAATCCCATGCAAAATAAGTAGCGTATGCTGAACTCGCACTTGGAAACAAAAAAGATACTGTGAAAGCACAAAGACGATTGTTCTTATCATAGTATCCGATTCGTTCAGCAATATCAGCACAAAACTCTTCCTTAAAGAGTGGTATCATATCACCGAATTGTTTGTATTCACAATATTGAATGTATATTTTCGCACAAGCCTCATAAGAATATTCGCCAAGTAAGGAATAATTGGAATATTCCTTATAGTTTGTATCCTTTAGTCGAATTCGGCAATCGTGCTCCATTTCATTCAACATTAACGACCCTGCCCCCTGTATCTTTTGCGAGCCGAGTTACGAGAGGTCGCTGAGTATTTCGAGTGCTTTCCTCTTCCTTGACGAGTTTTTTTGGGTTTTGCCTCTGTGTTATAAGAGGTTCCTAATAAACCAGTCTTTTTTGCCATTTAATCTTCCTCCTTAATAGGTTCGTATGTAAGTTCTTGTTCAATTTTTTTGCCAGTGACATATTGTTCAACTGCATAGTCTTCAAGACGCTCAAATAATTCTGATTCCGAGACGTTCCAGAAGACGACTTTTACTTTTCTGAGTATGTTATACCTTGTCATTGTAAGCGAGTAACGTGAATGCGATAACTAAAACCACAATGTAGATGATACCCCACACTAGATTATCCTCGTCTTTTCGTGACCTACACGAATACGTGGATCACACCAAATCTCAAATCCTGCTTCCTTTGCATCAAGACAGAATGATACGTCCTCACCGCACATATCTTGGACTTCTCCTGACTCAAAAATCTGCATCTTTGGAGCAAACCAAGGATAAGGCATTCCTTCATGCTCAAATACACCATTCTTTATTAATAACCAACCAAAACCAGTATAATCAACTGTAAAGGGTTTCTTTCTTTTGCTAATACTATCTATTGTTTCGTGATTCATCACTCCACCATTTGTGCGGAAATCATCTTCATCTAACCAATGAGCAACAGATGTAGTCTTTCCATCCTCTGTACAATACCAACCTGCAACGATTTCTCTTTCTTTCTCAGGGTCAACCTTTAATGTAAATCCTGTCTGCTCAACATCCTCTCCCTTTTCATTCTTCACGGTCTGCTTGACTTCTTCTTTTGTAACAGCTTCTGCAGGGATAGCATTCAGTATTAACTGATAGAACTTCTCTGTATTGAATACGATATCTGAGTCAATCCAGAGTTGATAATCATACTTGAGTTTACCATCCCAAGGTAACTGATTCGGTCCTCTTAATACGTTAGCTCCAAGACACTTGCATCTGGCAAAGTTTACCATTGATGAATAATCCTGTGATATCTGTATTGCTGCTCCTGCCTGTACTAAATCAAATGATAAAGATACAAAAGATTTCAGAAAATTATAACTGACTCCTCGACCTGGTAAGCAAAATACAATTGTCTTTCCTCTTATTAATTGTCTTGCTAAATTAAAGTCCCATTCAGGTGCTTTTTGTTTTGCTACTGGAGACTTTGCTTTGACTGTAAATCCTTTCGCCATAATATGTTGTAATTACAAATTCATTATACATCATTATCTATACACTGTCAATGAGATAAATTATTTTATTCTTGTAGGGTTTAACCCCAATACATCTGCAACACCAAAGTTAAAATGATAATCATCAAACTTAATCCAACCAGTTGCAATATATTTTGATTGAGTATGACTTACAACACCGTGATGAAAATGTGTCCAGTATGCTGGCCAAATTACACATCTTCCTTCAACTGCATCTGTAATATAATCAAAATTATCAAAACGTGTACCACCACCTTCCGTAACAGTATTCAGATAGAACATCCATACACCAATTCTCTGTGCTTGTCTTACACTTGCCATTTCACAATGATTATCGTGGTATCCACCACCAGGTTCATATTTCTGTAGATTATACTCTGGGTCAAATCTCCAATTACATATTAAATTTAATTGAGGATTATTTCCAACATACTTATCAATACAACTGACTAAACTCTCTCTGATTGCATTATTGACATCATCATTATCTCTTAAATCTAATGCAAGGTCATATGAATCCTTAATTGATGGATTAATACCACCCATTGTCTCTCCTCTTTTGAGTTCGCTTCCATTCATATAATCAATGATCAGTTTGCATTCCTCTGAGGTTAATGCATTATCATAAATTTCAATAAAATTTTTCATTCAATAAGAATGTTCATATAATTTATCAATAGGGGTTTCTTTAATTACTTCGTATGTAATACGTTCTCCAAAGTAAGAACTATAGATTTTACTATAGATGATATCGAATTCACTCTCTGTTAAATTCTTAAACAAACATTGTCCATCAAAGTAAATGTGATAGGTGTTCATTCGCTTACCTCTTGTATGTGTATTCCTGTTTCGTCAACGTGCCAAACTAATTCTGTATCCTCGTACCAATCAAATTCATTGACTACCCATTCTGGCACGGTTATCTGATATTCGTTGGTTACTGGGTCGATTGTGATAGGTACCTTTGAATCTTGATACTTCTTCATAAGTGTCATAATTTTCACTTTTGAGTATATAGTACATAGGTATTCTCAATAAATCCTGTGTGATGATTTTTACACACGAAAAAATTTCTGTACCCCCTGTGTAAATGGATACCGTTTTATATTGAGAGGTCGGATTGGGTCGTTTATAGCTTAATGGTACCTTGCGATTTTATATAAGGGGGGCAACCCGCCCCACCACTGCTGTTCACTAACCCATAGGGTCAGAGGGTTAGTATGCCCTCTGCCCTAATGCGTTGGGTCTGTCCCCATATTCTCCGCAGTGCTTACCCCAAGGGTTTATCTGCTCTGCATATCCGTAGAGCATAGAAAGGTCTAAGCATATTTCAGTTGCTTGCCAACTGTCGTCAGTTGCTTCAACTTCTTGGACTTCGCCAAGTGTGTTGTAAGCGATTATGTTATAAAAGTCGTTCATAATAAAAGGGGAATTAATTTATATACTTATTATAAACCCCACTCTGAACGAATGGGGCATTATGTTACGAAACCGATATATTATATTTTCGTTAGTTGCTGTTCACTTGCAGGGGTGAAACCTTCAACCCCTAATTCTGCTAATAGGCATCTATCATATAATGAGTTGCAGATTTCTGTTAATTCGTCACTGCTCGCCCCTTGGGTGGGGTCGTAGTCTGTCCACCCGTCAGAAGGGTTGTTAATGTCTGCAATTTCTACGCAATCATCAAATTTATTATATTTGGCGATTAATGCATAATCGCCTTTGACGTAGAGGGGTTGTCTGTTAATTCCGTTCATAATTAGTGCCTGTCTGAAATGTACCAAGTACCCGCTAATGGTTGGGGTTGGGGTTGAAAGTTTCTTAAGGACATTTCCTTAAGTACTGATTGAACAACGGGGTTGTCCATTGCTGATTGATTGACTAAGACCTTTCCGTTGTAGATTGGTTGTAATTTTTCGTTAAACATAGGGATTACTTAACTATTAATATAATAACAGAGGGTGGGAAGAAATCCACCCTCTGTAACAATTGTTTACCTTGCGTATTTGCTGCAAGGGTGGGGGTTGCTAGGGGTACAACCGAAAGAAGCAAAGTACGCATCCATCATACCTCTGTTAACTTCGGGGTCATCAAAGTCAACTCCTCCGATATGGTCAACACCCCATTCGCTGATTTCATCAATGAATGTTTGGAAGTCTTCGCATATGTAAGCAATGTCATTGAATGACTCTTTTTCTTCTATGCGGTTGATTAGTCTTTGAGTTTTTGTCATAAGGGGAATAAAAATCTTATACACTTATTATAAAGCATAAAAGGGGGATATGTAACCCCCCTGTCAGCAAATGTGTATATTACCAGTTGTTGGAAAATATGTATCCGTTGCACTCTGAATAATCATATGATAAATTGTCCCATGTCTTCTCCCAATCGATCTCAATCCAGTAAGGCAAGTCATGATGAACATAACCACAGTCTGAGACTAAATTTTCTGCAAACTCTGCTCCATCCCTCCATGATCCGTGGTATGCGTCACTAAGGTGTTCAACATCCATGAGATCAAAACACTCTAAAAAAGCGTCGACTGTCTCCTGATCATACTCTTCGACCATGCGGGTGTAGTCTTCATAATATAAGACAAAATCCTTATGTCCATGAGTCTCTATAAACTCTTGCATTTCATCTTTGTCATGCCCGTCTTCGATCAGTTCGTTGATCAATTCCTCTGCCTT